ATTTAGGGACCTATCAACAACACCAAATAACACATGAGTCCGGACCGTCCGGCTGCATCACTGTTAAAATCGTTAAGAATGTTGTGACGTTATATAATTATATATATAATATTTTTAAAGTTAATATTGAACTTGATGGAAAGCTGGATTACATGATGCAATTAATTTACATGTACCACGTAATATCTCAGATGCAAAATTAGCTGTAACACCAGCTGCTAATGCAGTTGAAGGACCTTCAGACACTACTGCCTGCTCTATGTTAGCATAGAAATAAACAGTACCAGTAGCATTTACACTAAAATAAATAGTGTAACCGTCGGCTAATGCTACTGTTGTTGCAGCAGTAGCACCAGATGATGCCTGATAAGTAAAGAAATTAGCAGCAGTGGTAGCAGAATACGCACTGTTCGTTGAATCAATTACAAACTTATAAACTTCACCAGCCGATAAGGTTGGTGCTGTGATAGAAGTACCACCAATGTAACTGGTACTTGAAGTACCAATCACAATAGAGCTATTAAGCGTGTAATTACCGAAAGTCCCAAAAGAAACAGGTGTCCATTGCGCCTTAATGGTAGGCAATAGTCCAGCTCTAGGATTAACTGATAATTCTTTAAAAGTTATATCATAATCAAAAATGACATAACCAGGTGATTCAGTAGAAGATGTTTTACTATAAAGGTAAATATCTCCTTGAGAATATTGACGTGGTTCAGCTGTCATGCCATAATCAGTAGAAGACCAAGGTCCAGTAGGTTTTACTGTTAACGTATGATTGGTCCATTGAGGCCCAATAACCGTTAAAGAATCAGATAAAACATACGGTAAGAAAGAATTACCAGTCCAATTAGGAACTGATGATTCAGGGTTCTTATTATACTGAAATACAACATCACCAGTGGTAGTTGTAGAACTACTGGTAATGTAATGAAATAAACAAGTATTAAATTTAAACTTGTTATACATTTGACAGAGATTACGCAACGCAGTGGAAGGCATACAGGCTGGAGTAAGTGGCATTCCACCTACTAAACTCCAACCAGTTACCGTACCAGTAGCGACAGGGGTAAAAGCAAAATCCCTTCCGATTACTCGGCAGCCTTCAGCAGTATGCACTACTTGGGCTTCAAACCCACGCATGCTATTGCCAATAGCCACTGGAGCAGTATTAATAGTAGATACAGCCCCAAAAGAAGGATTAGAAGGCGTAGAAAGGCGCGAGCCAGCTGTTCTTCTGACAGAGTTTCTAGCTCTCGTTGCTTTCTTTCCTTGCGAAGCTTTAGATTTTTTAGCATTACGTCTAACCATTGTATTAGATAGGGTAGTGCTATTAAAATAATTTGAAATATAGAGTCGATTTTCGACTTCTTTATCGCCAACCAACCACCAATTATGAAATATAAATACGTCGACGACGTCTACGTCTGAATTTATTTAAAATTCCAAACGCCTGACCCACATTAGGGTTAGATGATTTCCCACCAAATTGATCGGATGCCCATTGAGGACATCCGTAACAATAATCAGTAGCCTCTCTACGAGGAATACCTACTGATGAGGGATTATACTTAGACATATCGACCTTCGGCAATGAGTTAGTGAGTCCGGGCCGTCCGGCTGCATCACTAGATCTCATAGTAGGAACGTCGGGTTCGTAAACGATATTAGGTTTATTACGATTAGACCCATTTAACACAGGAGCATAAGTAAGAGACGATTCCGTCATATTGATTTCAGGAACACGTTTATTACTATATTTCTGTTGTAAATTGGCCATCAACTCAGGACTCTCTTTCTTAGGCGTATTGAACGCGTCAGGATAGAGAGCTTCAGAAGCTACGTTGGGATTCATATTACCACGTAACGAGTTCTCAGCTCGACCACGAGTAATTTGGTTGCCGTAATAAACTAATGCAGAATATAAAGTTCCACGGAATGGATGATCAGATGATAGAAAGTTTTGATTCCAAAACTCGCTATCTGCTTGATCAAGTAGATGTTTATTGCCTTTAGCACGATAATAACTTTTATCGTGTTGCTGACAAGAAGAGTCGAGACGGTTAACAGGCTCAGTTGCAAAAGTATCAACTGAAGACTGTAATTTTCCGTCAGACCAGAATAAACCACAATTGTTTGTGGTAAAGTCTGCCGTTTTAAATAAGATAACACGTTCAATTTATGAACGTTTTATCGCCGACCATCCACCCATGTAATAATAAATTTATAAAGTATATACATATATACACAAAGCATACAAATTATAAAGAACTTGGAATCTCCAAGCCTTTATTCTTATAACGCCAATATATCATTGACCTCGAACCGACATCTGGTAAATTATATTTCTTCAATATATAACCATACATCAATTCGAAGAGCCTAAATTGTTTAGGACACCAACAATAATTTTGCATATGAGAATTAAGAGCTTGAGGGAGATCTTCAAGCTTATTAAGTCGCAATTTGTAGATATGCTTAGTAAAGCGAACAGGATGAAATGAAACAACTCCACTAGGATCTAATCTAAATGTATTTGAATAAAATTCATTATTGATTAAACCAGTAGTGATAGTATCTGGTTCCACTTCAATACCCATATCCTTGATAGCTT